GTAGACCCCCCACCCGACGAATCAGGCAGGGGGTGTGCGGTTGTCAGAGTGTCACCAGATGATCGGGGTGCCGTCAAAATCGGTTACAGTTCCCTGCTGATCGTCGGCGGCAATTGATTCAAGAATTTTCAGAATTTGATCGCCATTGTTACCACGGCGGAGCAGAGAAATTGCGAGGTCGGAAGTCATTTGAAAAAAGAGTGAGTGTTTAGAATTGGGGTGAAGATTAGGCGGCGATCAGAACATCATCCTCCCAACGGGAAAAGGAGAGAACATCATCATAGATCATGTCAGCGACCTGCTCAACATACTGACGCTCTGCTTTCATAATTGCTGCTTTACATTGCGCGGCGATCTCATCAATGGAGATGGCACGATCGGTGGCGGGATTGTAACGCATTGGGTTCGTTTGGTGAACTGAGAGAATTGTAGAGCAGTTTAGGGTCATGCTCAGGACACTGTGTGCCAGTTAATCAATCGGCATAGAGGCGGATGAAATCCTCCACAAACTCCCTGGCATCATCACCACTCATGCGGGAGACCATCTCACGTGCTACGGTCTCCCAGGAGAAGTCGTCGGCAAGGTCATGGATTGCGGCACGTGCCTGAGAGGCGGAGAGTTCGGAGGCGGTGATCTGAGCGTAGGTCATGGGGTGTCGGTTCGTTTGGTATGGGATAATTCTACAGGGTCACGGTCTGGTGATCCTGCAGCAGGGTGCGGTTTGCCCACTGTCCACGGCTCAGGTCGCGGTTGAACATCAGGGGCAGCATGTCACGGCGGCGGCAGGGATACCCGCCAACGCTGCCAGACTGCCACTTGACGATCGCGGTACGGGTCAGGGGCGACAGGATGATGGCATCACATGCCGTGCTGGCACGGCAGTCCACACTGATGAACACGGGCAGGTGATCCAGGAGGAAGTTCAGCATGGTGGGGGTTCGTTTGAACTGAGAGAATTCTAAGGGGTCAGGGGGTCAAAAGGCAACCAGTTGGTCCAGATCCCACTGTGGCACACTGGCGACCTCATCGATCACATAGGAGCCGCGATTCTTACGGATCCAAGCGTTGACATGCTTGGTGGTGGTGGCGCTCCACTTGTAAGCGGTCCGCATCCATCCTTTGCCAGGCACGATCGCGGCAACGGGAGTCTGATAGGAGAACAGAACGCACGTACCATCGGCAAGGGTCACCTCGGTTTGGTTGCTGCCGACTTGCTGGATTTTCATGGGGGGTCGTTTGAACTGAGAGAATTCTACAGGGTCAGTTGCGGATCCAGGCTGCCACCAGGGACAGTGCATCAGCTGTCATATGGCGGAAGGGCTGGAGCGGTTGCCATAGTATAAGGGCAACCGCAATCAAAAAGAACTTATTCTTTAACATCAGAAGGCGTAATTTACGACACGATCTTCACAGTAACCACGGCGGGAATGAGTGAAGTAATCGGTCTTATCTTTGCCACCCGATTGAGTGAACATATTGCGAATGTAGAAGTCAAACCCACGCTCATCTTCCTTCCACTCATTGAGTGCCTGATACTGCTTCAGAGTAACATTCAACTCAGCGATGAGTTTGTTATACAGATCGCGCTTTTCTTTGCTCACCACATCATCAGCAAAGAACACCGTGGTTTCGTTATACTTTTTGCTGCTGAACACGTAGATAACACCTTCCTTCGGCAATCCGCCATTGTAGGTAGGATATGCCTGCTTGCTGGACTTACACTCAATGTCGTAAGTTTTGCCGTTGTGATGCACACGGAAGTCGGGAGAGTTCTGAATACCATTGGGCTGATATTCATACTTCAGACCATGCTTCACAAGCAACTTAGCGACTTCGTGCTCATGAACTGAATTGTCCTGACTGTTACCGAAGTACTTCAGATCCAGACAGTCAAGAAAGAATTGATTGAGAGTCATCTCGCAAACCCTTGCGTTGATTACTTTGGTAGAATAGAACGAAATGGGAACCTTGTCTAGGGGGTGTGTGCCACCCCTTCAACTGTCACCGCCACCCCAGGAAGGTGGCAGGGTTGCCGTACTCTCCGATCACGATGCCATTGTGACGGATCTCAGCGTAACCGTACTCCTCAGACAGGGAGTAGCACAGATCCCAGGCACGATCGGCATCGGTCGTGTGGTTCTCCCAGGGAGCGGAGGGGCAGATCACGTCGTAGCGCATTTGGTTTGGTTCGTTTGGTATGCAACCATTATAGGCACAGGGTCGGGCGGATCCAGGGGCACAGTGGACAGTCCCGCAACTGGCACACGGGCAGCCGACCTCAGTATACCTAACTCCTACGCTGCCACGTTGAACCTTCCGCTGTTGAAGTTATGATACGCAAAGACCTCACGATTCACCAGTTTGAACATACCAAACTCATTGCTCATCACATAACCTTCAGCATCAATACGGTTGCCGTTGATGTAAGCGGCAGGACCATAATTGCGACACAGGAAGAGACAATCATCTTTGATAGACTTCACCAGTGCCCACAATCCAAGCAGGTTAGGATCACAATCAATCTCACTGTTCACAATAGGACGACCAGCACGAATGCAGGCGTTCAATTGTTGTTTGATCTTTGCTGCTTCCTTATCAGAAACAAACTCACATGCCGTTGACATTTGACGGGCGAAATCTACGACCTCTTTCACATCAGCGAAGGACTCCTGATTGTACAGGATGTATGCATCAGGTTGAACGAACTTCACCGTCTCAGTGTCAGTCCAGATGCTACGATCAGGGAATGCCTGAGCATCACGAAGATCGCTCTCAGCATAATAGCAAGTGTGAGGGGCGATGATAATTTTCTGGGAAACTACCTCACCGAACTTATAAGTGATCGTGTTAGGAGTATACTCATCATCACCACCGAAACCAATAAAATCGCCTTGATAGATACACTCGAAACGAGGCAACCAATCAAAACAAGCGTGAAGAATTGCTGCGACTTCACCTTGATAGAATTGATCAATCTCATCATGATTGTGAGCGATACGAATCTTTTTCTTGTTGAATACTGCCTTGGTTCCTACAAAGAATTCACCGTTGGCAGGGTTAGTTCCCCACACGATTGCAGGGGCACCGTCAATCTTAACGCTCAGATTGCCAGGATTCACGAACCAATCCAGGACAGAAAGATCTCCCGTCAGGATAGAATCTTCGGGGTGTTCGAGGTGTGTGTTTTTCATACTGTTAGTATTACATGGATTGGGGGGCATCGCAACCCCCCTTGTGCCACTTATTCAACCGTCACACTCTCAACCAATTCTTGAATCACATCTTCATCATACACATAGGCAATCTCACCTAACACTTCTTCTTCATCTTTACCACGCAGGTTCTCAACAATCGTATCAAACACAAACTGCATCAAACACTTAACGTCCATCTCATCAACAATACGCTCAGCATAGTTGTCAATCAGTTGGTCAAGTTGTTGGGAAGTAAGGGTCATTTCAGAACTCATCAAGACAGTGGCGGTAAGTTTGATTCAGACGAATGAGAATGTCATCCCAGAACTCTTTATCCTCATCGTCATTGTATTGGTTGTTATCTTCAACCAAACGAATCAGATTGTTAAGATCGTCGGGAGTGAGATAGTTCATCAGTAATCGTAGTTAGCGTTCAGGTACTCATTGACATCAAACTTTTCATCTTTGAGTTCAGGAATGTCAAGGTCAAAGATTTCACCAGGAGCATCTTGAATCTCAGACCAGAGTTCATCAAACATGGTTCAATTCCGAACGACAAGAGTACAATACACGGGATGGGGGGTCACCACAACCCCCCTTGTGCCACTTTCGCAACTGTCACAAGAATTCTTATACAAACTCCGCAAGATAGTAATCTAAAGGCAACTCAAGTTCTGCCGCTTTCTGTTCCCATTCATCCCATTCTTCCTGGGAAGCATCATTCAGAAAATCCTCACGGGAATATTCAAAAACAGGACCACACATTTGAATCAATTGCGACAACGAAGGTACAATATCCCACCACGTGGGAGATATCAAGGGGTCTTGTGCCACTTTCGCAACTGTCCTCATTCTCAATAAGGATCTTGTTATTGAGAATCAATAAGTTCTAGTAATTGAGAATAAGATCCAATCTTCAAACTGTCACATCAGTACTCAATATCGTACTCTTTGATGCTAATATTAATATCTTCGTCATCTTGTAGATGTAGAAGTTCCCGCCACGGGATATCTTCTAGATCTAGATCTTCATAACACATAAGATCTAGTGTAACTCGTACTGTACGCTTTGTATACGTGTTAGGCATAAGAATCTCGTATGTATGTGAACTAGATTGTATCATGCATAGTGACGATACGCAAGCGATTCATAATCTCGCCCATCTCGTGCGTAATCCTCGTCTAGATCTAGATCTTGTGCATAATACTCGTCTAGATCGTATGAATAGTCTGTTGCGTATGTATAGTCTAGATCGTAATCGTCGTACATAAGCTCGTCGAGATTTGTATGATGCTTTATGATTATAGCAGATATCTCGCCGAGTTGTCAAGAAGTATTCTAGACGAGATTCTCATAAGATTATATATGAGATCTAGACGAGATTTGTGTGGGTTTCGGCACCTGAGCGCGGCGCGGGACTTGACAAACTGCGCGTCTTATGATACGCTCGCTTAGGTCACAAGTCTTGGAGGGGTTTAGACAAGTCTCAGAGGCATTTAGAAGACTTTATGATGCTTTATGAACACAAATCTCAAAGGTATTAGAGTGTTTATTCTCAACTATATTCTCAATTGATTCTCAATTATTATTCACTTATTGAGAATGAATTAAAAAATGCATTAATGTTTTTTATTATATTTTTTAATTAAATTTAACCTTTTATGGTATCAAATTATACCATTCTCAACCTTCTGGTATAAAGTCCCACAGTTCACCATTCCATTGCCATCTACGATCTTTCCAACCATATACCTGCCCTACTTCTGGGTTCGTTGGAAACTTAGGACCATCACTTTCTTTCTGTGGATTCTGTACCTTATCCACTACTTTATCAAACTCACCATTTAACCAATCGGCATCAGATACACTCCACTTATCAATCGGACAGGAGTCTAATGCGAATGATGCCTTATGATCTAAGAAACATCCACAATGCTTACACCTGACTTGTTTGGCATCATAATACTCACACTGTTTACAAATGTCTAATCTCTGTTGTTTGACCTCTGGGGATACAAACAAAGCATTAGATGAGAATGCCTGTTTAACAACTTCAAATGTGAACTTTGCTAGGTTCTTTCCTTGTTCAGGTAATGATGGATATTCAGATTCAGTCATTATTTGTTTATGGTTGATATTGTCCCTTAATTGTACCAGAATTTATTGTTCCTGTCACGCTATAATTGGATCCTGTAATTGCTCTTCCATTGGATCCACCTGCTCCTGTGTTTGATGTATTACCACCTGACACTCCCCAATCTCCTCCATTACCACCAGTCTCTCCTTGTAATCCATCTCCACCAAAAGATGGGCATCCACCTGTAGTTCCTGGTGAACCTGCTGTTCCATCAGTTCTTGATTGATTGTAACCTCTACCGACTCCACCATTTCCACCTTCTCCACCTGGTGCTCCTGGTACACTGTATGGAGTATCTACCCGACAGTTAGTAGAACACGTTTTTGAACTACATCCACCCTTACCGCAGTTACAGTTGTTTCCACCAGCTTGGTTGTATCCAATGGCATATCCAGGACTACATCCAGGGCATCCACCACAGTTTGTACCAGTGGTATAAAAACTGGTGCTATAACAAGTACCAGAGGATCCTGTTGCTCCTGTCGCACCTTTTTCTCCACCACCTCCACCACCATAAATGTTAGCAGATCCACTGACTTCTACAATGACCTCAGATCCTGTGGATTGTACATACAATGCGGGACCACCATTTCCACCACTGATATTACCCGACGTTCCATTGGATCCACCAGCACCATAGATTCCACCAGCAACATTGACTCTTAAATTATGTGTCTCAGCCTGAAGATAGGCTGCTGCTTGAGAAGTGCTGGCAGATCCCATTGTACCGTTCAGATACATGTACTTCCGAACGTTTTTGTTTAAATTAGAATTCCAGGACTGTGATCCAATGTTGAATCCAGGTGATGATAATGATGAAGTATTATCATCAGTGCCACTTTGTGTAATATAATAATACTTGATGGAATTGCGGAACTGTGATGTCTTCCAATCGGATGATGTGGCAATATTCGCATTCTCGGTCGCATCAGGTACGACTGGTTCAGTATTTGACGTACTGGTGATTCTTCTAAGTTCCGATGCTTTAATTGGCAGTGTATCAGAACTGAAACTTCCATCAGGTTGTTGTGCTCGGAAGTTGGTTCTTAAAGATGAAAAGGAGATACTTCCAGAGGTATAATATGGTCCTGCTTTTGTGACTGTCGCTGACATTCGTATGAGGATGATCCTGTGTCTCTATTTAGATCATCATTCCAATGCCTTATGACCCCCGCGACAATGAATAGATTAGTAAGAAGATAAGTACCGAATATAACAGTCCGTATACCAGCAATGTGATCTGCCTCTCTGTCATTTTTCGTCGCCTTCTCCCCAATCGCCTTTGCCCACAATCTCCACAACGTTTTCTTTTTCTTCATAGATTGATTCCCTTGATCTTACATACGTCAGTTCTTTCCATTGCTCTGGATAACAGATCACAAGCACTCGCTCATTCGCATGAATTGGACAACACTGGTAATTGATTTCATCCTTTGGACGTACAGATTGTTCAATCGTGATGTATTCTTTGTCTTTGAAATACACCCAACCTTCAACACCTTTTGTCCAAATGACATAATCATTGACCTGTGGTTGATAACTCATACAAATGCTGATTCAAGTGGAGTTTGCTTTGGAATCATTGCCGAATACGGTGTCGTATCATTTATATCCACTGACTTTCCAATGGTCTTGGAGTTGACGGGTGCCAAGTATTGCTTCTTTTTGGAGTCGTAGAATCCCCAGATACAACGGACGGGATCACCAAGATTGTAATCAAACCGACGCCGATAATGAATCCAGATAGCAATAACATTGCGTTTAAACTCTGTTTGCTCATAATACATTCCTTTCGGTGCTTTATGGGGGAATTCAATCATTGTCAACGACTGCTCGCAAATCATTCGGATTGACACCTTCTGAGACATAATAACTCAACATAGCATCACATTGCTCTTTGGTCAGTTTGCGGGCACGGGGATCAATCAATTCCCATTCATTGGTGAACTGTTGAAGAATTTTGTAAAGACGTTGTTCCATTTGTTTTTAGGTCGTAAAAGCATCAATGATGCCAGATTCATAGTCGTCCACAAGTTTGAACTTCTGTGCCTTGACAACATTTGGCATGATGCGGTCCTGATAGTTTTCATCAAAACCATCTTCTTCAGAAAGAAGTTCAAATGCCTCGGTGTCGTCTTCTGCGATCAGACTGACGACTCCACCATATTCACTGGAAGGAAACGGAACCCAGTAATCAACAATGTAAAGACTTTTCATTTCAATTTGTTTTGGACTCATACATTTTAGTGTACTTGTTGTATCCTGTCAAGCAATTGATTTGCCTCTCAATCTCAAACTTAATAGGCAGAAGATGAGAAGCAAAAAAACCAGCATATTGACCGTCGTTCAGAAGTTTATGAAGATTTTCAACCTGAATCTGTGCCAGAATCAGTTTTGTCTTTGAATCCATCACACAAACTCCGAAATGTAGTAATTTACAGGAACATTCAGTTCTGCTGCCTTTTGTTCATAAAAGTTCTGAGTGTATTGTTTGGCAGAAACCCATGCTTCGTGATTGAATTGTTCAATCTCGGCGTGTTTCATAAAATCCTCAAATGCGGTCATAAACTGCTTAATGTCTTCATCGTTCATTGGCACATCCAATCGTTTGGCAATAATAGGCATCATACAACTTCTGATCACGTTGTATGAGAAAGGCATTGTATCCGAAGAAAGCAATCAGAAACACAACACCAGTGAGAATGTAGCGAGGAGGAATCTTCATCAGCAGGCGCCGTAGAAAGGATTACCAAGTTGAGGCAGATCAGAGTTATCACCAGTTTCGGTATAACCCAGTGCCAGACGCTCACGAATCGCAAGAGTCTTCTCAACACGATTCAGAAACTTCTTGGAGATTTGATCCACACCTTTCCAAGACAGAACCTGAAGGCACCACTCTTGACTGATGTCACCATAAGGAGTCTGAACAGGATAGTAACCAACCAGCAT